CCGATGGCATTGCTGCTCGGAACGACGGCTCCCGATATGATGTTGTTTCCATAGAGGAGGGAGCCTGCAACGGGTTCACGGATTCCATCAATGTCAACAGGCGGTGCGCCAATGAAGGCGATAATAAAACAGGTTGTGGCTGCCAGTAAGGTAGGAATCATCAGGATACCAAACCAGCCTACGTATAGACGATTGTTTGTAGAGGTTACCCAGGAACAGAACTGCTCCCAGTTATTCGTCTGCCCTCGCAGAGAAGTAATCGCTGTCATGAGTATGTATGTTGTGACAGTTGGCGCAGATTACCCTGCACTTATCTATCTCATCCATAATCTTTTGCCAACTGCGATTCGTATGATCACTTAAATTGAATGCCTTATCTGCAGGGTCTAAGTGATCGAACGTCAAAGCCGCAGGGTGAGCCTTATATCCACAAAGCTCACACCCACGGTCCATTTTATATTTAGTTATGTACTCCCGCCGTTCGCGGTAACGTTGTCTCCAGTACTCCTTCTTCCGATCAGAAGTTGTACTTGGCTCCGACTTTGGTTCCGTAGCCATTGTCGTCCTCGCCAGTGATGAAGGAGACTTCGCCGTAGACAGACAGAGCGTCAGTCACAGCGTAGGAACCACCTGCTTTACCAGACAGCTCAACGTCACCGTCACCAGCGTCAGGAGCCAGAAGAACAGGACCCCCCTGCACATACCAGTTGGCACCTTCGTAACCCACGTGAACGTCCGTAGCGGAGCCAGTGTAGTCAGAACCAGTGAAGCCAGAGTTAGCTTCCACGTTTACGTAGGGACCTGCTTGTGCAGCACCAGCGGTACCGAGCAGGAGACTTGCAATAATAAGAGATTTCATAGTTAGAAGTGAATTAAGCTTTAACGCATTTGTCCTTGCCGTTCTTGGTACCAGCGTACTTGTACCCTTTCCAGCAAGCTTTGCCGTCAGCGCCTTTGATTTTACCTTGTTTGTTCTTAGGTTTGCCAGCGTACTTACGTCGCATTACCAAATACCAGGAATGATTTGACCAGTGGTGAAGTATGCGCCAACGGCTGCAACGAAGCCTAGCATAGCCAGGCGTCCGTTGAGCTTCTCTGCTTTTTCCCAGTGGGTTTCGTAGAAGTCGTTCATACTTTGAGGTTAGAGCGTTCAAGTTTACGCATAACGTCCATGCGATATGCGTCATCAGCATCATAGCGAGGATCCGACATGTCGCGGACAACCTCAGCCATGCTGCGGTAAGCCTGTCCAGTAGAGGATTGCTTACCAGTAACGAGGTCAGGGGTACGACCCACTGCGTCCTCGTACTGACCGACCAGTGCCTTTACAGCAAACCGGACGGCTGCTTCGTTGGCAGTGTTGATGACTTCATCAAAGGCTGCAATGTCAGCCTCGGGAAGATTCTCACTTGCCCACTGCACAACGTCAGCGTAGCCTTGTTCACCACCAGCAATGTTTTTGATGTCAGCGATCTCACTGTCGTCCAGTGTACCGCCTTCAGCATCTTCATAGCCTAGCTGGTTGCGAAGGCCACCGAGATAAGCATCGATAGTTTCGTCAGAGAAACCAGCTTCATTGAGTTGATCGTACATCTCATCAGTGAGAGTACCATCGTTCTCATAGAAGTGATCATTCATAGCCCACGGATCAATGTTGTTCGCTTGGAACGCTTCGGCAAGGCCATCACCGTATGCTTCAGCGACTGCGTCAAAGTTAACGTAGCCCTCTTCATCATAGCGGTCAGCCTCACCTTCTGTGGGTTCGTACTCTTCTTCTACCTCTGCTTCTCCACTATCATCATCGTCCCCACGTCCGAGGCGTTGCTGGAGTTCCATGTAGGCTTTCTCCAGCTCTTCAGCATTCTTGTACTTACCAGCAAGAAGTTCTTCCTGCTCTTGGAGCATCTTCTCACCGACTTCAAGGCTGTCTTGTTCCTCGGCTTCGCGAGCAGCAATAGCTTCGGGATCGTCAGATGGATCGTAGGAAAGGTTAATAGCCATTAGTTAGGAGGTTGAGCGGGTGGTTGTTCTTCGGGTTGCTGTCCCATCATGCCTTGCATTGCAGCCTGGATACCGTCGATAGCTTCAGGGTTCTTCGCCGGATCCATGGCAGGAGCGGAAGCAAACTGACCAGCTTGCTGGACCAGGGATGCCTGCATCTGTTGCTGCATAGCTTCTTGCTTCTCATCTTGGATCTGTTCCATACCTTTAACAAGGTTAAGGATGTCAATACCTTGAGCTGCAGCAAGACGCTTGATAGCTTCGTCAGGGTTCAGGAACTGTTGGATAGCCTGTGGTCCCATGGTCTGTGCAATGGTAGTCACAAACTGAATCAAGGACTCACGGTCTTGACCACGGCCAAGAGCATTGATACCTGCAACAATGGTCGGATGTACCAGACCCTTAGGCAGGGAGGGGATCTGCTTGGACTTAGTCAGGTCCAGCATCTTCCTGTTGAGATAAGGAATCAGGAACTCAACAGTCAGCAGACTAAACAGTCCACCCAGTTGTTGCTCCAGTTCCATCTGAGTCATGCGAACTTCTTCAGCAGTAGTCCGCTCACTCTGCCTCACGTTGAGGATAAGGAACGCTTCAGACAGACGCTTCTCCAGAGTGTTAGCCAGCTCGAATGCAGTACGGAAGTCTGCAGTCTTACCAACCTGGATCACACCGATGTCATCGGGGCGACCTTGAATGATAGCACCGTTACCAGCGTTAGCCAAAGAGGCAGGCTTGGTTACGGAGCTGGGTGAGACTGTGAAGATCACCTTGGCTGCAGCTGCACTGCCCTCAACGAGAGCTTGCATCAGAGCTTCCAGGGACTTGAGGTCACCGAGGAACTCCTCGACTCGTCCACGTCCATAGTCTTCACCGTCAACAGTAACAAAGCGGAGGGGGAGCCAGGGGCTCTTGTCCTTCGGAGCTTTGCCGTAGCTGTCAGGCAGGACCTTGTCATCAGCTTCCTGATACCAGGACCAACCCTTGGGGGTCAGCTTGACGCAGGTGTAAACGTCCACGTCTTTCTCAAACTTGCTGCCGACACTAGAGTCAACAACAGACATCTGCTTAGGGTTCTCAAACTCAGGACCCAGCAGCTTGCGGTTCACACGTTCTCGTGTGACAATCTCAGTGAGGTTACCGTTACCATCTCGCTCTACAACGTAGCGGTTCAGGGGGTACATCTTCATACCGTCCTTGCTCATGTAGAGCAGGGCGTTACCAGTGACCACCAGATGCTTGATTGCAGAGAAGATCTGAACACGATCAGTAGAAGCAGCAATGCTTTCCATGATCATACGTTCGATCCTTGCAAAGCTTAGATCCAGTTCACTCTTTGCTTCAGCAGGAATCTCAACTCCGAGCTTGGAGTCATCCAGCTGGAGCTTGAAGAACGAGGTAGAAGGAGGGAGCAGACCAAGCATCAGTTTAGATGCCAGGGTCACAACTCCCTTCGCACCTACCGATTGCCAAGGAGTCTTGAACCGAGTGTGATCGGTTGTCGTCTCCTCGTGCATCAGCAGAGTAGGGATCGTAAGCTTAGAGCACTCAAGTGCAATATCGAGAAAGGCGGTACGGCCACTGGTCAGTTCATGATACCGTTGCCGTGCGCTTTTCATCAGCTACCACCACCAATGTTAAGACCTTGACCTGGAGCAGTCTGCAGAGATGCAGTGCCAGTACGCAGGCGCTCTTTCTTTTTAGAACCAGTGTCTTTCTTTTTCAGGGTAGCCTTCTCTTCTTTCACCTGCTCAGGAGCAGGGGTAGCAGTGGGAGGCTTAGTCGGTTCAAGTTTTTGGACCTCTGCCGGAGCCGGAGGAGGAGTAGGCGGAGCTACTTTCGGCGTCTTGTTTCCACCAAAACACATAGTTAATCCTGGGATAATTTTTCTCTCAAAAATCTAACGACCGACACCTGACCAGCACGGTAGGCAATGTCCTTTTCAGACAGCGTGTAGTCAGGGAAGGTGTCAGGGAATAGTTCGTCTAGTTCTTCTAGCAGCCGATCGAACTCAGCCGTACTCAGGAAGATTGACATTAGAGTGCTCAAAAAAGGCGGGCATACGAGCACGGCGGGAAGCTACAAGTCCTTCTGCTTTGCCACTATACAGAAGGCTGTCGGATTGCTTCAGCCAGAACTCACGGTCAAGATATGGGTCGGTAGGGTTGGAGCCCAGGGGCTGCATGATCCAAGCTACGGTGGCTTTGCGGAGCTTGTCCAGGTTCTGGGTCACAGTGATGCCCAGCTCCTTGCAGACGAGACTATTACTCGCTACGTGGACTTGTTCGTCTCGGCTAATATCGGCACTCACGGTGCGACATCCTGCGTCTCCGTTCCATCGGAAGAAGGGGAGCAGTACGAAAAACACGGACCTCTCAAGCACCATGGCCTTGAGCACGGGATGCTCTGGCGCTTCGATCCAAGCCTTTTGAATGGCGTTTGCTTCGGGGATGTCTTGGAGCTTGTGTGCTTTTGCAATGTAATCAAGAGCAAGGTCATGCTTCTCTTCGTCCTTGATGTTGGACTCAAGAAGTTCTTTAGCTTCAATAGGGAAGTCTTTCTTCAGTGCACCTTGGATGAAATCACCAACAGGGATCTCCAGGTTGCGGAGGGCAAGAGCCCGAAGCATAGCTTCTTCGGACCCTTCCTTGAATTTGCCTGCCTCCACTTGCACGGGAGTCCAGGTACGTTTACGAGCAAGAAGTTTCTGATAGGGATTCATTCAGCACAATCACATTGAGGTTCAACAGAGTCAGTGACTTTGTCAGCCCAGAACTTCTCTACGTCAAGACCTTCCAGTGCAGCCATGGCATCACTCTTGTCTTGAGTATCCGGCATCACTTGAAGTGAATAGTAGAGAGAAGTCTGTGGACTAGCAAGCCACTCTTCGATGAAGGATTGGTTGTAGGTCACAACGTCGCTCCAACTATTCATGGAATATCCATGCATCAGTCCTGTGTTTTGGAACAGGATCATAAGGTTATCGGCAACCTTGCGGTATGCCTCCCAGCCCACGTCAGAAGCAATCTGCACGGGACCGTAGTCAAAATGTTCTACACCAAAGGTACCGCTGTCACGGTCCACCTCCGTGGAGATGGGTGGAGCAATCTCAGGACAGGTGGTGTACCCGTCAAGGTCCTGATAACGATAGCTACACGAAGCAGTAGGGGCAATGGCAAAGGCACGCACCATGTTGTTAGCACGAGCCACAGTGGCTGCTGCCTTGATGCCACGGTCGAAAGCGAGCGCAAGATCGTAGGCAGGGCAGGGGTCAAAGTCATAGTCTCCGTTGGCTACAGCCTCCAGAGCCTGACCAAACTCTCCATAACTTATTTCATATCGTCGGAGAAGGTTAGCCAATCCAAGGAGTCCGAGTCCAACTTGTCGGTCGACCTTGGGTGACAGGTACTCACCAGACTGTCCAACGCCCGTCTGGCTATGGAGTGAGCACAGCTCGGACATACCTGTAGCGAAAGCGTCTGGGAGGTTCTCGAAAGTACAGGCACCGAGATTAAGGTGCTGCAACAAGCAAGTTCCACGTGAGGGCAGATAAACCTCAAGGCAGACGTTGCCGTAGATTCTGTTTCCTTTGTCATCGTATCGTACTTTGTTCAGCCAGATGTCACCCTTCTTGATGCCCGTAAGGAGCGCCTCCTTGACCTCGTCACTGGTTGTTTCCCACCAAGCTGGTGTGATATTGACACAGCGCTTGACCCAAGGTAACTCACTGCGGCTAGCAGTAATAAACTCAAGAATATCGTCGCAGTTAAGATCGAGATGACAGACTATAGCTCCGTTCTTATAATGCCCACCCCGTCGAATGATCTCATTGAGGGTGGAGTAAATCTTTGCAAAGGATACAGGACCAGATGCGGTCAGTCCTTTGCCGTTCTCTGCACCACGGGGGCGCAGCTTGGATAGGTGAATAGCGCAGCCTGCGCCAAAACGGAGAGCGTGAGAGGCGAAGCGCCACGAGGCTTCAATACCTTCAGGCCCTTCCATGCTGTCCTCAACAACGAAGACAGTACACGAGACAGGGAGGCGAGAGTTGGGGTCATCAATCCATTGCTGTACACGTCCGGTGCGAGCGATCAAATCAGTGGACATTGGTTACGAGATCAGTGAGAGTAGGGGGTTGATAGTTCGGTCCCTTCAGGACCTTTCCGTCAGCACGACGGATGGGGGTGCCGTCCAAGCCAAGCTTAGACATGTTGGATTTGTGGACACGGTGCAAGGCTTCTTCAAGATCCCACTCCATGTTCTCAGCATACTGGAAGCATACATAGACAAGGTCAGCCAGCTCTTTCAGCTCTGCATCATAGGGCTCAGAGATGGTTGCGTCAATGAATTCTCTGTATTCTTCAGCGATCAAATCCCGTTGCATAGTCCGGTTCTCCACTGAGTTCTGGATCCCATAGGAGTTTCGGAATTGAATCGCTTGATCGCCGAAGCTTTGGTTCGTGCAGTGTTGTGTGCTGGAGTTCATTTTCAAGGTAGTGGATAGCCTTTTTAAGGTCTTGAGTCTTGGTGTTATCACCCTTGAAACCGGCTCGGCAAATATATTTAATAGCATTGCCAAGATGGTAGTTGAGCTGCTGATCCCTGATGAAGTCCCAGACTTCTATGGATCCTCGGGTGTAATGAGAGGGTGATTCGGCCATTGTTTGACGAGATTCTGTACGGTGTTACAGAGTACATAGTTCTGCTCCTGCAGAGCAATGAACACTGTAATCAGATCTTCCTTTGATGCTTTGGGGAGAAGGTCATGAAGCCTTCTCATCTTGAACTGTTGTTCCACTGTCAGCTCTGTCACCGGGGGTGGCGGGAGGCTGCCAAAGGATTGGTTGTCCGAGTCTTGAGTCATAGTTCTCGTACTGCAGGATCTTAGCAAGCCGAGCATTGAGGAGAGCATCGTCGTCTGACAATCCTTTCTCTCGATAGGCTTGGCACACAGCTTCCCAGTGGAAGTCATGTTTGTCAAGGAGATCAGCAGCACGCTTGACTCCGATGCCAGGACAGCCAGGGTATCCATCAGTGGGATCACCTGCCAGTGCCTGGATCATGTGCCAAAGGTCACCTTCCTCCTTTGTAATCTCTTCGACATCTCCTTTCATGTCCCAGTAAAGACCAGGAACCTGACGCAGATCCTTGTCAGGACTGCACAGGATGGTCTC